ATATCTATTAACGGGTTCTACAAATATATCTCCGTTAGACAATATATTTTTAGGACGAGGAGCCGGAAATTACACGACCACTGCTCCGAGTGTTGAATATGCAGTATTTATAGGCGTATTAGCCGGCACGTCGGCATCAAATGCAAACAATTCTAATTTTATTGGATTTACCGCAGGTTTTGAAGCTACAAATGCAAGTGATTCCAATTTCATCGGTAACGCCGCCGGATCTAGAACTGCTTTCGCATCGTATTCCAATTTCATTGGTTATAGTGCGGGGGACTCTGCATATAGTGCATCAAATTCTAATTTTATCGGCTCACAAGCAGGGCTCGGCGCAGCAACCGCTAACAACTCTAACTTTATTGGGTATAATGCCGGCAATGGTGCAACGGATTCAGACCATGCCACATTTATAGGAACAAACGCTGGAAAAGATGCCACGGACTCAGATAACTCTGTATTTATAGGAACCGAGGCCGGTAACGGAGCAACCACTGTGTTAGCCGGAAACTTTATAGGTCTTAGAGCCGGAGCCTTAGCTACGAATGCATCGGCATCCAATTTTATAGGTGTCCAAGCGGGTATGTCAGCATCAAATGCATATGCTTCGAATTTTATTGGTAATGACGCCGGTACTAGTGCTACCAATGCAAACAATTCCAATTTCATAGGAAGCGGTTCTGGAGGAGGAGCAACTAGTGCAAACAATTCCAATTTCCTAGGAGCTAGTGCAGGTAATGGTGCTACATTAGCAATTCATTCAAATTTCTTAGGAAATCAAGCAGGGTTATCTGCTACTACAGCCCAATATTCAAATTTCTTAGGACAAACCGCAGGATACCAAGCTACCAGTGCCAATACGTCTAACTTTATAGGCCGTGAGGCAGGATATCAAGCCACTAGTGCAAACAATTCAAATTTCTTAGGAAGAGGCGCGGGATATCAAGCCACTAATTCAAACAATTCCAATTTCCTAGGACAATATGCAGGTCAGAGCGGATCTTCAAATTCAAACTTCTTCGGACAGTTCTCAGGCCAGGCAGCAAGTTCCGCACCATATTCAAACTTTTTTGGTAATCAAGCAGGTAGATATGCCACTAGTGCACAATACTCGAACTTTTTAGGTAGAAATGCCGGTTATTCAGCATCTGCGGCGGCCAATTCAAACTTTTTAGGGTATAATGCTGGATATAATGCACGCACCGCATATGATTCCAATTTCCTAGGCACATCTGCGGGTTACGCTGCTTCCGAATCTTATTATTCAAACTTTATAGGATATAATGCTGGATATGGCGCACCTAATGCATATAATTCCAATTTTATTGGTCAGTCAGCCGGTTACGGATCTAGAAATGCTTATGGAGCAAACTTTATTGGGACCGCCACCGGCCAAGGCGCTATAAACTCCGCATATTCAAATTTAATCGGCTGGTATGCAGGATATAAAGTTACGGGTAATGGTATTGGCCCAAACAATATTATTATTGGTACCAATATTACTTTAGAAAATGATAGAAGTGATTCGATAAATATAGGAGGAATCATATTTGGAACCGGGTCATACAGCGATACATTAGGTAGCCCATTTTCCGGAGCCGTTACTACAGGTAAAATCGGTATTAATAAACCATTACCGCAAGCAACATTCGACGTATCAGGTTCAGTAAATGTAGACACTACCCTAACGGTCAAAGGCCACGCAAACCTTTCAGCTTCATTACAAGTACCTACTGCAATACCTACTACATTGTATAGTGGCAGTTTATATGTAACAGATAATTTTATTTATGTTATGACACCAAGCGGTGTTTGGAAATCTGCATCATTATTCTAATTATGATTAAAAAAATTATAGCAATTTATCCGGGTAGATTTCAGCCTTTCGGCAAACATCATGCCGCAACATTTTTATGGTTACAAAAACAATTTGGAGCTGCTAACACGTATATAGTAACATCTGATAAAGTTGAACTACCAAAGTCGCCGTTAAATTTCAAAGAAAAAAAGGCGATTATTGATATGTACGGATTTGGAAATAAGGTTATTAAAGTAAAAAATCCATATAAAGCCGAAGAGTTATTAGGTAAATATGATCCAGACACTACAGCCGTAGTATTTATGGTAGGTGATAAGGATATGAGTGATGATCCTAGATTTAGAGTGGGAAAACTAAAATCAGGTGCTGATTCATACTTTCAAAAGTATGATAAGAATACGCCTATGATGGGGTATGATAAACATGGTTATTTAATTATAGCGCCGCATATATCATTAAATGTTCCTGGATATGGTGAAATGAGCGGTACTGAAATACGTATAGCGTTAGGCGATATAAAAACTACTCCAGAACAGAAAAAGAAAACCTTCGAAGCAATATTCGGTTGGTATTCAAAAAAATTAGCAGATTACATTATCAACAAATTTACAAACACTATGAGTGAGTCAGCACTAACAAAGAAATGGTGGACACATATATTTCAAGAATCCTTAATTAAGGAAGGCGGAGCGGGGGGACACATGTCTCATCCATTTGATATTCCTACCGTAAAAACGGGCAAAGAACTTGTTAAGGTATTTGAAAAATCAATTGAATATTTACAAAAAGGACCCGCATCGGTTAAAATTGATGGTGTCAATGCTTCTATTAGATTGATCACATTAGACGGTAAAAAGACATTTGTGATGGATAGGGGGTCAAATAAACCATTGGATGTAAAAGGTGTTACAAAGGCAGATCTAGAATCTCGTTTTGGTCCTGGTCATGGTATGATTAAGGTCGGAGGTACTGTACTAGATATTTTCAATGAAGCTATTCCGGATATAACGCCTGCACTGAAAAAGTTAGGTCTGTGGTCAAATCCAAATATAATGTTCAATATTGAATATGTAGCAGGTTCTACAAATGTATTGGCATATAGTAAAAACTTTCTCGCAATACATGGCTTATTGGAAATTACTCAAGTAACCGCTACTAAACGTGCTACAAAAGAAATACCTCATAGTAAGGCAGCAATGCAGGAATTGTTAAATAAATTAGCCCCTACTGCAAATGAGTACGGGTATGAGGTATTAGGTTCTATACCTACTACATTAGATGGTGAACCTGATTTACAAACAGAACTCAACAAAAAGTATGTTGTAAATTATGGCGATAAAAAAGTATCTAAAACCCTGGGACAATGGTTGGCAACTGCTAAAGTACCCAATGTATACATTAAAACAAAAGACGGTAAGTCAATAGCTGCACTATCAAAAGAAGTATTAATGAAAATTTCTTCAGGAACTCCATTAATGGACTTTATAGCAGATCCGGATGATTATCAATATGCAATTGATGGATTTGTTATTTATCTTGCTACGATGAAATTAGGTGATGCTATTCTAGAAAAATTATCATCACCACTCGGACCTGTAGCAGAACACGAAGGAATTGTAATACGAGATCCTAAAATCTATGCTAAGCCATTCAAAATCACCGGTAAGTTTATCTTAGGAGGATTAGCTTCTTCTTTTAGAAAATGATAATTATTACGTATATTACTATATTTATTAAAAAATAAAGTATGGCAAAAAGTAATGCAGACTCAAAGTTACGTAACATTGATGCGGTCAAACAAATGATGGCAGGCACGCACAAATTTCAAACAAAAACAACCGTATCATTTGCGGATATTAAGAAACCTGAGGTAGATAGAAAAGTTGGAGATACTTGGACAGATGAAGAAGGAAATACCTGGGAACAGCGTCAAGGATATAAGATTAAAAAAGGAGTATTTGATCAATTACGTGCCGAATTAAATAGTTTTCCAAATTGTAGAAAGGAGGTATGTACATGTACTTCCCCCGGTCGAGCCGATTATAAGATGCGTGCATATCACGGTATGTGTTTGGATTGTGTTGTTGATATGGAACATGAATTGAAATTAGAGGGTAAGTTTGAGGAGTATGCTAAAAATAAATTGAAACAAAATGCGTTAGCATGGTTACGTGACTCTGAACAAGAAGTTGAAGAATTGAAATTTGCTGTACAGAAAGCTCCTGAATTCGTCACGGTAGATGGCAACGTTAATAAATGGGAACTCGAATATGACCCAGAACATATGGCCGCTTCAATAAACGATCAATTCCAAAAAGTAAAGGAGCAAGTATTTTCTCAATTTCAAATTACAGAGGAAGAATTTGTTAATTTTAAAACTAAAAAAGTGTAATGGTTGGAATTGATACAATTGTTCTCGCGGCATTAATTTCTAGTTTAGTAGGGCCCGTTCTGGTAAAGATAGTAGAGGCAATAATACAGGTTTGGAAAGAAAAATGGAAAAAGACCTCTGACCATGAATCAACAGATCCTTTACAAGATGCTCTAGATAACTCAGAGGTCATAAATAGTTATCTCAATAATCTATTGACTGATTTTGAATTTGATCGTGTATGGGTTTCTATGTTTCATAATGGAGGTCATTTTTATCCTACCGGCAAATCAATACAAAAGTTTAGTATTTTTTATGAAGTAACTAAGCCCGGTATAGCTACTGTACAACAGCAATTTAGTAATACTCCGGTAGGATTATTTGCATCATCCATATCTGAGGTTTATAGAAATGGTAGATTGATGGTTGATATGGAAGATTTTGATATGTACGGTTTAGAAGCCGCGATGGTATCGACAGGAACCAAATCTACATTTTTATTTGCATTGAAAAACTTAGAGGGTAAGTTTTTTGGATTGGTAGGATTTGATTCAGTAACCGAATCTAGAAAATTAACTAGTGCAGAAATGGAAATGTTACAATCACAAATTAATACATTATCAGGTTACATATACGAATATTTACACGTAAAATCAAAATAATATGCCAGATTTAATATCGCAACAATTGGAAAAAGCTTCTGAAGATTTGCGTAAAGCAATTGCTGATCACGCCAAGGCAAATATAAACTTGCAGAAAATGAAATCCAAGTATATAGCCCAGTCCAATCCAGTAACTCAAGAAAAAATGAAAGGAGCGCTGATGACATTGGCAAAACAAGAACGCTTGGCGAAAGCTGCATTAGATAGAGCAGAGGCTACATTTCAAGATATTCTTAAGACTGAACCAGAAGATGTTATTGATTTGTTAGATCATACTATACAAGAACACTATTTACGGTTGTTAATTCGTAAAAAACTACAAGAAGTAGTTAAAAAGAAAAAAAGATAATGAATACTCGAGTAAAGGAGAACACTCTTCATATTGATGAAAATAATTGGACTGAGTTTGAAAAGATAGCCAAGCTTAGTAGAGTGTTGTATGATTCTACTATTTCTCCAAACTTTAAAGGATACACTCAAGTAGAATTTTATTCTAAAAATGATTATGGCAAGATTAAAAATCTACTAAACAAACGTAATATACCTTATAAGGATAGATTTAGTGAATCATTACGCAAATATGTGCGTAACTTAGTTAAAGAGCTGTTATCTAAATAATATTGTTCTGAGCATATATTTATTATTAAATAAAGATATGCCATTAGTAGTAACAACCTTAGAAACGCAGATTAAAAACGCTTTCACCGCTGCGTTTAGTGCAAAAAATAGTACCCCCGAAGCAAGTATAGATTTATTAGCATCGCAATTAGCACTTGCGATCGATACCTATATTAAAAGCGCACAAGTAAATCCTGGCCAAGTAGTAATAGGAACGGGCGGAGGCGTACCTGGTCCGGTAACGGCTGCGACAGTATCACCGGGACAACTATCATAAAAATTAAAAATATGTCTTCAGATAAGTTTAGGGAAATAATCAAACAGGAATACAAAAAATGTTTCCAAGATCCTGTATATTTCATGAAAAAGTATTGCGTGATTCAACATCCGCAAAAAGGTAAAATCAATTTTAATTTATATCCGTATCAGGAAGAATGTTTACGGGACTTCAATACATATGATTACAATATCATACTCAAATCTCGTCAGCTAGGTATTTCTACCTTATGTGCTGCATATTCATTGTGGTATATGACCTTTTATTCAGATAAAAATATAATGGTGTTAGCAACCAAACAAGAGGTAGCAAAAAACCTAGTAACAAAGGTTAGAGTAATGTATGAAAACCTACCAAGCTGGATTAAAGTTATAGCAGTTGAAGATAACAAGTTATCATTAAGATTCAAGAATGGTTCACAAATTAAGGCCACTACTACAAACAGTGATGCCGGTCGTTCTGAAGCATTATCAATGCTAGTTGTGGATGAGTGCGCATTTATCGATAGTATTGATACTGTATGGGCCGCTGCTCAACAAACTCTTGCTACCGGAGGCCGTGCTATATTATTGTCATCACCCAATGGTACAGGAAACTTTTTTCATAAAACATGGGTTGATGCCACTACAAATTCTAAGAGTAGATTTCATCCTATACGATTGCATTGGACGGTACATCCGGAAAGAGATCAAACCTGGAGAACTAAACAAGATGAGTTGTTAGGACCTAGGTTAGCAGCACAGGAGTGCGACGCTGACTTTATTTCATCAGGTGCTACAGTTATTGATGGTGACTTGTTGAAATGGTATGAAGAAACCACTGTAATGGAACCTGTTGAAAAACGTGGCTTTGATGGTAACATTTGGATATGGGAGTATCCCGACTATACTAAAGAATATGTAGTAGCAGCCGACGTAGCTCGTGGTGATGGTAAAGACTATTCAGCATTTCATATTATTGATGTAGAAACATTGACACAGGTTGCATCATATAAAGGACAAATCGGTACAAAGGAATTTGGTTATATGTTAATGGCCATGGCCACTGAATATAATAAGGCATTGTTAGTTGTAGAAAATGCAAACGTTGGCTGGGCCGCACTGCAACCTATTATTGATAGTAATTACGAAAATCTTTTTTATTCTGCAAAAGATTTATCGGTGGTAGATATACATGCACAATTAGCAAAAGGATTAGATTTGCGTGACAAACATACGATGGTGCCCGGATTTAGCACTACCAGTAGAACTAGACCATTACTAATATCTAAATTGGATACTATCTCTAGAGAGCGTACAGTTACCTTGAGATGCCGCAGAACTCTTGAGGAATTAAAGGTATTTATCTGGAAGGGAGATAGAGCAGAAGCTCAAGTAGGGTATAATGATGATCTTGTAATGAGTCTCTGTATCGGGTTATGGATTCGTGATACCGCATTTAGATTGCGGCAACAAGGTATTGAATTAACCAAACGTAGCTTGGATTACATAACAAAAACTAGCACTCCGGCGGTATATTCACCGGGAATGGCAAAACAGACCGGATGGTCTATAAATAACGGGAAAGGTCAACAAGAAGACATTTCTTGGTTATTATGAAATAATTTTATATTTATATGAGTAAATAACATAGAATGGCAGATAAATCACTATACGGTAGATTAAAGCGAATTTTTAGTAACAATGTAGTCGTTCGTCGAATAGGCAAAAATGCACTAGCAGTTGTAGACAACGACAAATTACAATCATCAGGAAATCTTAATGTATCTAGATATATTGACAGATTTACTAGATTGCACGGTGTAAAATCTCAATTATCTACATACAATAACAATTACAATTATTATAGTTCCAAAACGGAATTGTATACAGATTATGAAGTAATGGATATGGACTCCATTATCAATAGTGCATTAGACATTTATGCTGACGAAACGGTAATGAAAGATGAGTTCGGCCAAATTCTGACTATTAAATCTGATGATGAAAGAATTCGTAAAATACTAGATAATCTATTTTTTGATATTCTCAATGTAGATTTCAATTTATGGCCATGGGTTAGAAACATGTGTAAGTACGGTGACTTTTATCTTAAACTAGATATAGAAGAGGAAATTGGAATCGTCAACGTTGTTCCGATGAGCTCATATGAAATGGTGCGTGAAGAAGGTGTAGATCCTAGAAACCCGTATTTGGTGCAATTTACCAATTTCAATTACAAAGGAGTCAAATGGGAAAATTATGAAGTAGCCCATTTTAGATTGTTATCAGATTCTAACTTCTTACCATATGGAAAATCTATATTAGAGGGTGCTAGAAAAGTATGGAAACAATTGACATTGATGGAAGATGCGATGATGATTCATCGTATTATGCGTGCACCGCAAAAAAGAAAATACAAAATTGATATTGGTAACATCCCGCCTAATGAGGTAGATGGTTATATGCAAAAGATCATCAATCAAATGAAGAAGACTCCATTTATTGATGAGAAAACTGGTGATTACAATCTCAAGTTTAACTTGCAAAATATGATCGAAGATTTCTATTTACCAATGCGTGGTGGCCAATCTACTACAGACATAGAAGATATGCCTGGTATGGAATGGACAGGTATTGATGATATAGAATATCTACGTAATAGAATGATGGCGGGTCTTAAGGTGCCTAAGGCATTCTTAGGATATGAAGAAGGCTTGTCAGGTAAGGCTACATTGGCTGCTGAAGATGTTAGATTTGCTCGTACTATTGAACGTATTCAACGTATTGTTATATCAGAATTAACTAAAATTGCTATTGTGCACTTATATGCACAAGGATTTGAAGGAGCTGATATGATAAACTTTGAAATCAGAATGACATCTCCTTCTGCAATCTATGAACAGGAAAAAGTAACTCTATGGAATTCAAAAGTAGATTTGGCCGGTTCTATGATGGAGAAAAAATTATTCCCGCAAGAATTTATTTACAAATATATATTTAATATGACTGATGACCAGGTAACGCAGATGAAAGATGGCTTGGTACAAGATCAAAAACAGACATTTAGATTAGGTAAAATAGCAGAAGAAGGTGAAGATCCCGCAAATCCAGTAGGAAAAGAAAAAGAAGAGGGCGGTGAAGAAGGAGGAGAAGCAGCCGGTGGTGAAGAAAATCCATTCGGAGGTGGCGGTGAGGAAGAAAAAGCTGGTGGAGAAGAGGGTGGTGAAGAAAAAGCCGGAGAAGAAAAAGAAACTACTACAGAAGAGGGATTTGAAAGAAAAAAACCTAAGGTACCAAAGGGAGGATGGCCCGGAGCAGGTAGACCAAAAGAGCCTGTGAAGTATGGTACCAATAGATATGTGCGTGGTAGAGACGTATTAGGTGCTGAAGAACTTAAAAATGCGAGTAGAGATTCAAGAAGAGATATGTCTTCTAGGTTTGAATCCTATGGTTTATCTAAGTTAAAGAAGAAATCTAACGGCATCATCTCTGAAAATAAAAGTTCTGGCTCATTTTTAGATGAAAGTTCTTTATTGGATGGAGATTTGTAATCGTATCCTATATTTATATTAAATTGTACTAATCGATAGTAGTATCATGAAGAAAATTAAACATTCAAAGTTCAAGAATACAGGCATATTGTTTGAGATGCTGGTACGTCAAATCGCAGCAGATACCTTAAACAATAAAAAGTCCAAATCAATTGAATTGATTAAAAAGTATTTCAACAAAAACACAGAACTTTCTAAAGAATTAGACATGTATCAAACCCTGATGAAAGAAAAGTTTGGTACTGAAGAAAAAGCTAATTTATTAGTAGAGGCCGTCGTTACTGCTAGAAAACGATTAAATGAAACTTCACTTAAAAGGCAGAAGTATAATTTGATTCGAGATATTCAAAAACATTATCCCGTAGAGGAATTCTTCAAATCCAATGTACAGGGATATAAAGAGATGGCATCTATCTATAAAATATTTGAATATCAATTAACAGATAATCCGGCTGAACTAATTAAAACCCGTGATTGTCTCATCGAAAACATTGTAACTCCTGAGACAAAAAAGAAAGATGTTGTACAGTTAAAAGAGTTCACTCAGCAAGATAAGGAGATTCGTATGTTATCATACAAGATTTTGGTAGATAAATTCAATCAAAAATACACGGCTCTGGATTCTGCACAAAAGAAAATGTTGCGTGAATATATTACAAATGTAAATAATACAGTATCAATGAAAGCATATATTGATGCTGAGATACCTAAGTTACAGACGGCTATCAAAAAATCTATAACAAGAATTGATGATAAAGTTACAAAGATTAAACTTACCGAAACTGTATCACTATTGGATAAGATTCATGATGCTAAAACGATCAAAGATAGTCATATATTATCAATGTTACGATATTATGAATTAGTAAAAGAATTAAAGAAACTCTAATATGGCAGTAACAATTGACCCGGGATATGGGTATTCAAATACCTATACCAATCAAGCAAGTTCATTATACATAGGATCGGGCGATTCTAGTATATTGGTAACATCTAGTGCACCGTATACTGCGAGCGTCTATGGAGTAACTAATAGTTCAGTATTAGTATCAGGATCCGGAGCAGTGGGTACATTGTATTTAACTAATGGAGGTACTATCAATGTTAATGGATTGACTGCCG